CGACGGCGTTGGGTTTCCTGTTCGGTCGTAATTCCAAATAGCATTTTCAGGTATGCTTCGCCCCGTGTAGGATAAAAGGCGAAGCGTCCTCCTTTCTTGAACTATTGGGATTCTTCAAACCGCCCTGTTGGCGCTGCAACGTCGGCAGGGCATTTTTATTGCTGCGGCTGTATGATTGGGCTCATTCGCGTCAATGGATGACGCCAAGAGAAAGAAGCCTTTATGAAGAAACGCACATTATGGATACTCCTCACTGTCCTGTTCGCGGCCAGCGCCCTGTACGCCGTCACCTCTGTGGCCAAGGACGGCCCTGCGGGACTCGTCGGCTGCGCTATTCTCGCTGTCGCGTTCGGCATGATGGCGAAGAAGACCGACCCAGAGGCTCGTTTCCGGAAAAAACCAAAGACCAATGGACAGTCTGTCGGGAAAGGCGATGTCCGTAAGGCGATGAAAGGAGACTACACCGCCATCGACCTTGAGACCACTGGTCTTGACCCCGCCAATGAGAAGATCATCGAGCTTGGTGCGGTCCGCGTTCGCAGCGGCAAACCGGTCTCCACATATAGCCAACTCGTCAATCCGTCCATGCCGGTTCCGCCTCAGGTGCGCAGGCTCACAGGCATCACGGACTCCGATTTGGCGGACAAGCCGACCATCGACAAGGTTTTGCCGGAATTTCTCCGTTTCATCGGCTCCGATGCGCTTGTCGGGCACAACATTCAACGGTTCGATGTTCCGTTCCTGCTTCACGCCGTCATAGACGCGGGCCTGCATATGCCGGCCTCCACAGTCATCGACACTTTGCCCATCGCGCAGCAGCTGCTTCCCGAGCTGCCCAATCACAAGCTCGTGACTCTGGTCCAGGTGCTGGGAATCGGCGACGACGAATCCCACCGTGCGTCGGATGATGCTCGGCAGGATGCTCTGGTCTACGAGGCGCTGAAGGCTTACGCTAAGAAAAACCATATCCGCCTCCAATGATGTACTAATCCACTGATTCACTCCCCGACCTTTCCTGGTCGGGGCTTTATTTTTTTTTACATGGCCACACGGTCGTGCAGCAGTTCTTTGTAATCTTCTATGACCTGTACGGTCACGTCGAGCGCCTGTGCGATGAGATAGCTGTCTCCCTCGTACATTTGTTCGGCGATTGCGTATTCGGTCGGGTTGATGAGTCGGAGCGCGGTTTCGCGTCTGGCTCGTCTCTCGGCTTTTGACCCGTTCGGGTCGCAGCCTCGATCGTGGTGCCTAGCGTGAGCAAGCTCGTGGGCGAGCGTGCAACGCCGGGCGAAGTCTGGGAGCGTCTCGTCGATGATGATGAGTCGCGTGGGTTCGTAGTAGCAGCCGCAGCGTCCGGGCGATAGTTCTCGTTCCCGGACTTTGACGCCGAGTCTCAACGCTTCGGCGAGTAGATCCTCATATCCCATAAAGCCTCTATTCGCGTGGTGTGGTGGCTTCGTTTTCCTTGTTTGGGTCGTCGTTCGCGGCTACGTCGAACTGTTCGGGGTTGGCGGCGATGCGGTCGGCCATCTCGTCGGCGGCGCGTTCCGCCTCGATGCGGCTGGCCTCGGCGATGATGTCCCGCAACGTCTGCACCGGGTCGGCATTGCACACATCACAGATCGCCAAAAATTCAGAAAGACGAACGGGTGACTTCTCGCCGTTGTGAATATATCCGACTCGGACATGGCTGACCACACCACCCATGCGTTCGGCAATCACTCTATACGCCAAGGCGGAATCATCAATTATCTTCGCCAAGGCATCTTTTGCGGCGTAATCCATTGCCGTCCATTCAATCTTTGCTGCCATGGCTCAAACATACGTGTAAGCACATGGAGACACGCCGCACTTGCTTAAATTGTAAGCGTTAGCTAACATTACTTTTCAGTAATCACAAGCTTACATACTGGAGGTGGTTGAGATGTCCTCAACTGATTTCAGACAGCTTTCGACCAAGGAACTGCACTTGTATATGAACCTCGTGATGGGTTTCTGCAAGGACATACGCCGCATGCTCCGTGAAGGCACGTTGACCAAGGATGCCATCGACAAATACGAGGTGACGGTATCCAACAACATCCTTACCGAGGTCAACCGCCGATCTGGGGCGGAAACATCTGGGCGGCGGTCAGAGCAAGAGCCGGAGCCTCAATCATGTACCCGATAGCCAGCTGCTTACCTAAATCCTTGACTTTATCCCACATCGACTGCTTATCTTCGGGGGTCTGCACCATGGCAATGTCCAACGCCTCACGCAAACGGCTCACTGCTCGGTCAAGCACGAAATCGCCCGTGATGGCGTACTCGTCCAATGCGGTCTCTGTTTCTCTCAGAAGCCGTGACAGGTACAAGGCCAGACCATCGGGCATGCCGTCCGCGATTCCTCTGAGGACAGTGTTGGCCTCGCTGACGAGATTCCTGACATTGTTCCGTTGCTCTTCGGTGAACCGAAGCGTGCATGAATCAAGCAGCTCAGCCGCGTACATCAACAAGTCCTTGTCGGCGTCGGACATGAAATCGGACGTGCCAACGGGGCCGCTGATCTCATCCCAACGAATCTCGCCGGTATCCGTGAACGCCATCGTCACGGATTTACGCCACCGAGGCAGAGAAGAGCGAAATCCTTTGACGCGTCGTCCTTCCCTTTCCCACTGGTCAATCGCTTTCCCGATTTCATCGAGAGCGGCGACCAAATCAGGGAAACGGTATCCGGCTTGGTCGGCATCATAAACACTTTCCTTGTCGAAGAAATCATACAGAAACTCCGCAGCGTTCATTTTCCCCTCCTCTTCGAAAGAAGTTGCACATGTCTAATCTACCAGCAATTGAAGTCGCAAAACGGGCGACCCATGACACCCGCAACCGCGTGCTGCTGTCCAAGACCAAGATAACCAGCATCGCCGACGCCAGCAACCGCAACCGCATGACCATCGCCAAATGGCTCGACGGCGACGACATGAGCCTCGCCGCGTTCGTGGCCGCACAGCAGTTATCGGGCGGAGACCCGGTCAAGACCTTGGCCACCGCGCTCGCCGACAAGGAGGCGGCGTGATGTCTGTCGAAGAATTCAACTACGGCGGCAAGGACTCGTTCAGTGTCAGGCGCGAACAGGACGGCAGCTACTCGCTCTGGTTCGACACCTCGCATGCGGCGCTGGCTATCACCCATCTCAACAAGACCGCGCTTACGGAAATCAAGAAGACCATCACCGAACGGCAGCGCAGTGACAAGGAGACGCGTTGATGCACGCCAAAGAGTATGGACGTCATTCCAGCGGCTACCGGAAACCGGAACCGGGCGAACCGTCCCGTGGCTTCATGCGCCGTCTCGTGTTCTGGAGCGTCGTGTGCGCGGCGTGCATCGGATGGATGCTGTCCCACATGGGGTGTGCGCACCCCATCGGCAACGGTTTGGCCGCGCTCATGGGCTTCGGACTCATTCCCCTGCGACTCATATGCCTCGTTTTGAGCGAGGCGGGCGTCGAATAACAGTCTTGCCGGCAGGCGTGGAGAACCCGTCGGCACAGCGGAAGGAAAACCGGTAACCCATGTTGATAACTGAAAAAACCGACTGACAGATACGGTGTCAGTTTTCTTGCACCGGCGGGATGTCGGCTTTGGTCTATTCTCCGATATCCCGCCCAGGGCGGTGCAGGTTGCCCCCGGCCAGATCGCGTAGGTCATGTGTGCGCGGCAAAGACCGGGACCACGGTTCGACTCCGTGGCCGTCCACGAACGCAAGTTCAAAAAAAGAAAGCCCCCGCCGGCACGGGGGCGAGAAGAAAAACTCTCAACAGAAAGGATACTCCGATGGATGAATCGATTCGGGAGCTCACCACGAAACAGGCCGTCGAATTCCTCAACCACACGGTCGCCAAGCACACGCTTGAGAACCTGCGCTACACGGGAGGAGGCCCGCGATTCCGCAAACGCGGGGTGAAACGCGAAGGCCGGAAAAGGGACACACGCCAGGTGGTCTACCCCATCGACGAACTGACCCGCTGGGCGACCGAGAACGATCTGCAATGCAGGACGGAGGCCGCATGAGCGCCGATGACAACGACATGTGGCTGGCGGTCGCGGCCCGGCTGCTGCCCAACCTGGACATCCTGACCGCACACCCCACATGCCAGTCGTTGGCGAGCCTCATCGGCCTGAGCATCCACGAGGCCGGGCTACGGCTCGTCGGAGAGGATATGGATGACGGACACGGTGGAACTATGGAGCCCGATCACGGACGAGGGCCTGCGGATGACGCCCGGCGAACTCATCGTGGAATTTATGGATCTGATCAGCGACCGGAACAGTCAGACCGGCAACCCGTACCTGTACGTGATGCCGTTGCCGAACATGGTCGTCATCGACAGGCAACGGCGCAGGGTGAGCGCGCGAGTGGAATACGTCAGCAAATCGAGGCTAAGGAGCAGGAATGAAGCGAGTGACCGTTGACATGGCAGCGAAGGCGACCGGACTGTTCGACGTACACCGTTTCCGCCAGCACACGAAGAAGGAGCGTGAGAGTGCGTGGCACGCGTTCCGCGCACTGGGTGTCGGCGGCTCGGACATGAGCACGATTCTCGGCCTCAACCCGTACTCGACCCCCTACGACCTGTGGTTGGAGAAGACGAACCGCCAGCAGCCGGAAGATATCAGCGGCAAGTGGGCGATCGTCAAGGGCAACGCCTTGGAGGTCGAGCTGCGCCGCCGGTTCCGCCAGCTGCACCCGGAATACCAGGTCATCGACGGCACCGACATCAGCCTCGTGTCCAAGGAGCATCCGTTGATGCACGCCTCGCTGGACGGCTTCGTCTACGACGAGGAGAGCGATTCGTGGGGCATTCTCGAGATCAAGACGGCGAACGCGAACCGTGGGCGCACCGACTGGCACGACGAGACGGGCGAGCTCGTGGCCCCGCAGTACTACATGGCGCAGGTCACGCATTACATGGCCGTCACCGGCTTCACGTGGGGCGTGTTCTACGCGGATATCGGAGAGTCGGAACCGGTCGAGGTGCGGTTCGAGCGCGACGAGGACGACATTCACGCTGTAATCAAAGCCGCCGAGGACTTCTGGGGTTTCGTCACCCGCGACGAAATGCCCACCCTCACCGGCGCGGACGTGGCCAAGGCGTACCCGGAGCCTTCGAAGGGCATCGAGGACATGAGCGACAGCACCGATCTGCGCAGGCTCATGGCCGACTACCAGCAGACGACCGCCGACCTGAGCGCGTTGAAGCAGCACAAGGAGGAGTTGCAGGACTGCATACTCCCCTATATCGGAGACCACGAGGGGGTGCGCTGCGGCAACATGCAGGCCACCTACAAGCACAGCACGCGCAAGGGCTACACGCGGGTCGTGCAGCCGTGGGAGGGCCGCACCTTCCGATTCACCGAAATCAAACCGAAGAAAACCAAGTAAAGGAGACCCGATTATGGGACAGTTAGCGACACAGGCGCAGAACATGCAGATGCAGACGATGGACCCGCAGCAGAACATGAAGAACCTGTTGGAGAGGAGCTGGCCGCGCATCGTGGCGGTCATCGGCAACAACCTCAGCCCGCAGCGCCTCTACCAGATGTACGTGAGCACCATCAACCGCGAACCGCAGCTCGCCAACTGCTGCGTGGAATCGGTGCTGTCCTGCTTCATGAAATGCGCCGCCTTGGGCTTGGAACCGTCGAACGTGGACGGATTGGGACGCGCCTACATCCTGCCCTACGGGAACAAGAACTACCGCACCGGGCAGAAGGAAGCCACGCTCATCATCGGCTACAAGGGCATGATCGACCTCGCACGCCGCAGCGGCCAGATCAGGGACATCAGCGCCCGAGCAGTCCATGAGGGCGACGAATTCGCCTACAGCTATGGCCTTAATGAAGACCTCCGCCATGTGCCGTGCGCGAAGCCCGGCAAGCTCACCCACGTGTACATGATCGCGAACTTCAAGGATGGTGGCCACTACTTCCAGGTGATGAACGCCGACGAGATCGAGGCGGCTGCGAAACGCAGCCCCAGCTACGGCAAGGCTGTCAGCCCGTGGAAGTCCGACTATGAGGCCATGGCGAAGAAGACGGTAATCCGACGCGCGTTCCCCTACCTGCCGGTCAGCGTGGAGGCCCGCGACGCGGCAGCAAGCGACGACCAGACCCCGGATTATTCCGACGTGTTCCGTCCACTGCCCACCGTGACTGCTGACGATTCGCCGGTTGACGTGAGCGTGGACGAACCGGAGCAGTCGCAGCCGGAAGCCCGGCCCTCGGTCTCCCCGGTCGAGGCTAAGCGTGCTGAGGCCATCGGCCGCTTCCAACGGTTGGGCGTAACCGACGAGCAGGAGGCTTTGCAGACGGTCGCGAAGATAACCGGCATGGCGTCGGAATCGTTCGCCGACCTGAGCGAGGCGGAATTGGACAAGGTGTTGGGCGAGCTCAAGGCCAGCGTCAAGGAAGGGAAGTAGGCCATGGCGGGAAGAACGACCATCATCATCCAGGGCACGGCATGGGGCGTGCGAGAAACGCAGAACGGCAAACGGTGTCTGAGCGTATCGGTGACGCCCGGCTACCGTGACCGGAACGGCAACTGGAAAAGCCAGCCGGAACAGTACTACTCGGTGTGGCCTGCTGGCTACGCGAACCTCAACCCCGTGTTCGACCAGATCAGCCAGTTGCGTCAGAATCAGGACCAGTTCGTGGACGTGACCATCGTGGGCGAAATCAGCGGCCTCGACGCCTACACGAACAAGAATGGCGAGCCCGCCGCAAGCTGCAACGTCAACGCCAGCGCTGTGGCCATCACCAACGTTCGCCAGAAGACCGGCGGACAGCAGGGTTACGGCGCGCAGGCCGGTTACACGCAGCAGTCGCAAGGTGGCTTCCAGCAGTCTCAGCCTCCGGCCTCCGACCCATGGTCCAGTGATCCGAGCTTCTGATGCTGCATTTGTATCACGACGAGACGCCGCCGGACGTGGAACCGGTCTGCGAGAAGCACGGGTGCCCGCTGTACCCGGCAAGACCGATTCCCTGCCCCATGTGCGCGGAGGAAGCCGACGAAATGTATGCGGATTACGGATTGGAGAGATGATGGCGAACCCATCGAAAAGCAAGGGGACAAGCCTTGAGACGTGGACGGTGCGTTACCTTGCGTGGGCGTTGCAGGACACGCGCATCGACCGTATGCCGTTGCATGGCAACGCCGACCAGGGCGATCTGATCGGCGTCACGTTCCATGGCGAACCGGTGTGCGTGGAATGCAAGGACACGAAGCAGCCGAACTACCGCAAGCACTGGCGGGAGCTCAAAGTGGAGATGGCGAACATGGACACTCCCTACGGTGTGCTCATCCAACATCGCAAGGGCGTGGGCGTGAAAAGCCTCAAGGGCATGGCCCGGCAGATGGCCGTGCTCGGCATCAGAACGCTCGAACGGTTCCTCGCCACTCACATGGGGCACGTGTTAGGACCGGACTACCGGATTCGCCGCGAGCTCGCGAACCGGCTGCGCGGCGAATCGAGGCCGGTGCCATCCAATCCGACGCTCGTGTGGATGCCGCTCGAATTGTTCGCGCTCCTGCTGAACGACGGCTTGGCGTTGGGACCCGACGATGGTCTGGACTAACCCGCACTCCTACATCGGTGGTAGCCGTCGCACCGGTTCGCGTGGCGGCTACCGGCGCCAACCCGAGACCAACGGGGACGGTGATGGGCTGAAGCCCAGCGAGATAATCGCCGCCAGCCCCGAACTGCTGGCATTGATAGCCGAATACCAAAGAGACAAGAGAAAGGAGGCGGACTGATGGCCAGACAGGGCTACGGGAAGCTGAGTAACGGCTTCCATTCGAACACGAAAGTGCTGAAGCTACAGCGTATGCGTCCGAGCGCACTTGGAGTGTACTGCATGGCCATTTCCTTCTGTTCCGACGTGCTCAACGACGGCGTGATGAGCGAGGACGACGTGATCTACCAGCTCAACGCGACCGAAGAGGACATCGAAGCGCTGATCAAGGTCGGCATGTTCGAACGTTCGGACGACGGCTCCTACCGCATCCACGATTATCTTTCCCATCAGTCCAGCCGCGAACAGGTGGAGACGAGGGCGGAGGGTGCTCGCAACCGCAAGCGCAAGCAGCGTTCCGAAGCCGATGTCACACCCGAGTCACGCTGGGACGAAACGAATGTCACAAGCATGTCACGCCGTGACAATTCGAATGTCACACCCGAGTCACGCTGGGACTCTTTAACCAAGAACCAAGAACCAATAACCAATAACCAAAAGAATTCTTCTAACGAAGAATTCTCTCTCCCCCAAACCCCCTCGCAAGCCGAGGGGGCCGCAGAGCGAGCCGACGAGGATTATCCCATCGAGTTCGAGCAGTTCTGGCAGACCTATCCACGCAAGACCGGCAAACGCAAGGCGTACGCGGCTTGGCGGAAGGCACGGAGGAAAACCAACAACACGTTCCTGATCGCCAAGGCGTCGAGGTACGCCGCCGACCCGAACCGGGAACCCGGCTACACGCTCACCCCGGCGAACTGGCTGGACGGCGAACACTGGGACGATGACCCGCTGCCGGCCAAACCCGAGCCGACCGCACGCCCCTCGCCATCGGCGTGGAACCGTTCGCAGGCCAACCAGGATGAGAACGCGGCACTGATAGCCCACTACGCGGCCGAGGAAGCCGCCGAAAACCAATCACGGGAAGGAGTACTGACATGCTGACGCTCAAGGAAAGCACGCTCGTGCTGGCGAAGATTCGCGTCCACCACGGCAACGCGGCCATCACCGACTTGGAGGCGCGCACGTTCCACGAGGAGCTTCGCGCGGACATGACGCTGGGCGAGGCCTTGGAGGCGGTGAAGCGCTTCTACTCGGACAACAGCACGGGTCGCTGGTGCGGTTCCGGCGATGTGAACGCCATCGTGCGCAGGATGCGCAACGAGTCGAAGCCCTCGGAGGCGCAGATAGCGCGCGAATGCGAGGCGCGGGGCCTATCCGCGGACGAGGCGTGGATGTACCGCCGCCAGCGGATGCTCGGCAACGGCCCGGAGCAGGCGCAGCAGCAGGCGTTGACCATGCGCAACCCACTCGAACTGCCCGCCGCGCAGCCGAAGTCACGTTCCACGGCCAGACGGTTCGCAGGTGCCCAGAAGCTGGGTGCTGCCTCACTCGGCTCGATTCTGAGGGGCGCGTGATGGCCGAAAAGTTCCCGACCCCGCAGGAGCGTGCGATGGCGTGGCTGTTGGAGGCCACGGAGATTGGCGGCATGAGCAGGCCGGAGACCGCGCTATACGCCTATCAGGCCGGTTTCACGGCGGCGCTCGACTTGTGCATCGAAATCGAAACACGACTCAACAAGGAGGAAACCGATGACCATGCTGCTTGATGAACGATTGCGTGATCTCGCGACGCAAACCCACCTGCTCGAGACGAAGGTGAGCTCTCTCGGCTGGATGGCCGCTGACGGCGCGAAGACGTTGAAATCAATGACCCGCGCCCAGGCGCATCTCATGCTCGCCGAATGCGATCTGCTGGACGCAATCGAAACGAACGAAAAGAAGGAGAACAACAATGAGTGAGAAACCATTCTGGGAAGGCAAGACCTGCGAAGAGATGGCAAACCTGCACGTCAAGGTCACATTTGTGGCCGGTGCCGTGCTTACAGGAATCACCGACTGTTCCGGGCACATTAGGCGCAGTAGAAACGGCTCCGTCGTGCCCATTTCTGCCAATCGAGGGGCAGAGCGCTTCGTCCCCTACAGGGACATCGAGTCCATTGAACTGTTGGATGACCCCGAGTACGAGCGTATCGACAACATCGAGGACGTGCGCGAAGGCGACGTGTACGTCGGCACGGACGGCAACCGGTACACCGTCTTGCAACGCACTACGTCCAATCTCCAGCCCCTGACGGTAGCAGTCATCAACACGACCTTCTACCCACACCGTTCCTACTTCGGCTACGCTTTGCGTCCAACCCCGAAGCTCCCCGACCATGACGGACTCTGGCTGGACAGGGTCGGTAACACGTGGACGATGTGCGACGGCAAAGTGCATATCATACGCATTAGCGACGGTGATTGGTGTTTCACGCGCCCATGGTTCTATACGGACAGCGTGCAGGTGGTAAATGCCGGCCCGTTCCGCCCTGCTAAGGCGGTGGAAGCATGAGCATCGAGGTGGGCCAAAAATGAATCTTTTAGATGAAACCAAGAGTGCGATCTCACAAAGCGAGCATTCGACCGATGACGTTCGATTCGTAGGCTCCCGCGACGAGAAGCTGGGAATTCCGTGGAGTCAGGCCGAAAAGGTGCTCGACATCGATTACGACGACGGATACGGCAGTCAGGAGATAG